GCGAGGAACTTCCCACCGTCGGCGGCAGTGACAACGTCACGCCCGAGGTTCTCGTGCTTGAGCCCGCCGGTGGATCCCTTCGGGTAGATCATGTGAGTGGCCGTCGGCCCCCAGTTGATCAGCCACACCGAGGTGTTGGCAGACTCGGTGCCGCCGCCCGAGAATACGTTGTAGCCAGAGAGTGCCTCATCTGTGCTCAGCGCGTTGTAGCGCTGATGGAGCCCCATGAACCTTTCGGGGTTCACTTCGGTGTCTCCGTACCAGAGCGTCTGAGCGACGTCCTGGTTGAGCCCCTCAAGGTGAGGAGTGTGCTCGGAGAGCAGGGTGCCTGCCGGATCCCCGGACTTGTCGACGACGTCGACATCGATCTCGGGGAGGGCTTCGAGCATCCCGCAGGAGTCAACGACCTGCGCGGTCGCGGACTTCGTGGACTGGATCCCACCGTACAGCTTACGCCAGGTGCCGCTCGGGAGGCCGGTCCTGACAGTAGTCTTGTGGGTGGTCCCGTCGTTTGCCTCGACGAAGGTCATGTCGTCGAGCATCTCGTTCTGCTCGTTGAGAAGCTCAACAACATCATCAACCGTACCATCGGGGCTGAGCCGACGCGATACGTCAGCCAGGGTAAGGTTTCGTGTTCCAACGGTAGCCATGTCTAAATCCTCCTGTTAAGAGAGTGGTGTTGGCCTACTTCTTTTTAGCCATTTCCGCTTTGGTTTTGGGAGAACCGTCCTCGTTGAACATGTCGCCAAACATCCGCGACGCGGTGTCCGTCTCTCCTGCGTGAGTTTCCTTCCCGGTGAGGACGTCGGACTCGCCCATTGCTTTGCCGACGGCCAGGAAGTGGCGAAATACTGCTGGATGATCACCGAAGCCCGTCTGATCGAGCAGCGTTTTAAGCTCAGCAGATCCGAAATGCTGGAGGGCGTTGCGTACCAGGCCGGTATTGGCTTCGAGGTTGTCACCCCCGAGGTCTTTATCGGTCTTTATCTCCTCCACCCACACCTTACGCTGAGCTACAAGAGCGTCGCGCTGGCCCTCTGCCAACTGTACCTGGAGGTCAATGACACCCTGAGCCACCTCTTGGGTCATGTCCGCACCCTTAGCCAGCTCCTTGAAGGTCTTCATGACCTCCGCGTTGATCTCCATACCCTCGGGCAGAGTAAATTCCTCATACGCCTCGGGTGCTCCTGTCGGTGGATCACCTTCCGGTGGGTCTCCCGCTGGGGGGTCACCTGCCGGTGGGTCTCCTGCCGGTGGATCTCCCGCTGGAGGGTCGCCCGCTGGGGGATCGCCTGCTGGGGGGTCACCCTCTGTCCCGGATCCGGTGTCAGCCGCGCCGGTAACTAGAGTTCCGTCTTCGATTGTCATCTTATTTCTCCTTTCGCGCATCTTCCATTTTGTCCAGGCGCTCTTGGTGCGCCCGGCTCATAGCACCCATAAGCTCTGGGTCGATTTCCATGATCTCTCGGTGAAGCAAAATGCCTATGTTGCGCTCCCCTTCGAGGAAATTCACATGGTTATTGCCGGTATAGCTTGAAGAAAAGACGTGACAGCGCCCGGTGAGCCACCATACCCACCGCTGGCCCGCCTTGGTGGCGAGAATCGCTCTGAGATCCTCACGGCGCAGCCTGGTCTCCGTCTCGTACATGTCGCGGATCCGCTGCTCTTCCTTGTTATGCCCGTGAGAGGTCAAAGGGCTGGCCCTCCACCCTGCACCAGGCCGCCGGTCAGGGCTTTGAGGGCGTTGTCACCCTCCATATCGACCGATCCCATGTCCTTCATGGTGCTACCGGCCTGGGCCATGGCTTCGTTCTGCTGCTGAGCCGCAATGGCCTGGGTCCGGGCCTCTCTGATGGCCTCTCGCTCCTCACGCGGCCTGAGCAGCGTGGGTGGAACGCCCAGCATCTCGGCGTACTGCTCGCCTACCTCGTCCACGTCCGGGATATCCGCCATCTCGGGGAACATCTCGGCGTAGGTGCCGATGAGGGAGAGGAACTGGTCGATGGCTGAGGTGCCGATCATCTTCTGGGCCTGGGCCAGGAGGCTGATGTACTCCACCTTCAGATCCATACCTTCCAACTCGGGTGGAGGTGGGGGCAGGATCCCAGCTTCGAGGCATATTGCGAAGACCCGGTCGATGATCACATCGAGTAGCTCGGCGTGAAGCCGCTCAATGACCGGCCCGAGCATGATGAGCTTCTCCTCGATCCGCTCCGATACCTCGGTTGCGGTCATCGTGCGCCGGTCAGAGAGCGCGAGCATCTTAAACAGGTCGTTGTACAGTCCCTCTCTGATGTCGTCCTTGATGGCGTCGATGGCAACCATGGTGCCCTGGACCTCGGGCTTCACATCGTACAGCGAGCGGAGCCCTTCGCCCCGGACGGTGTCGATGTTGTTGATCGCACCTGGTACGGTACGCACGTTGTGGAAGTCGGTCGGTGCCACTACCGGAGGATCCACTTGCTTGTGCAGCGCCTTGAGCATGGTGCTCACCATGGTCTGGAGCTGCCTGACATCTGGCAGCGTGTCCATGGCCGGGCAGCGCCCGTAGATGTCGTTACCAGTCACGTCCCACCTGGGAGCCGCGAAGGGCTGCTGCCTGAAGCCTCCCCAGGCCAATGGCTCTTCGCCTGGATCCTTGGCGGACTTCTTGTGCTCGTAGTAGACCGAGGTGTAAGCCATGCCCGCGTCGTCGGCCCTTACGGGATCCCGGTCGCTGTTAGGCATGACAACGTGCACCACCTCGAACCACTTGTCCTTGGTGCCCGGCTTGTTGTAGGCCGTCTGGACTGCTGAGCTGCACTTGTCTTTTCCGAAGCGGTCCACGAGCTGCTCAGCCGTCATGGAGAACAGCCTGAACACGCCGACCACTCGCCCGTTGGGGTTGGTGATCAGGCAGTACTCACCGGCTGTGAGGGTCTTGAAGTTGATGATGGTGTCGGGATCCTTCTCCATGAAGATGCACCCGGATCCGAACGTGCCCAGCTCAGCGTAGTGCTGGTGGATGGAGTCGTAGAAGTTCGACCGCGACAGCACGGTGAGCATGCGCCGCTGGACTTCGTAGAGCCACTCAGACACCGCAGCGTTGTCCTCCAGTGCGGTGTCGGGTGTCCCGAGGCGGAACCACGGCCTGGCCGGTGAGGTCATGCCGCCCTGCATCCCTGCCGCGAGGACTCTCATGCCCCTTACCGACGTGTTGTCGACCAGGGTGTCAGCCAGCCCAGGCTCATTGGTCCTGTCGCCCTCATCAAGGGCTCTGAACTTCCGAGGCTGGAAGTGCTCGGCCAGCTCGCGCCAGTCGGTCACCCATGGGTTGCGCTCAGTGAGCAGTGACTTGTGCCTGCGTCGGTGCAGGGCTACCAGCTTCTTCACCCTGTCAGGCGCTGGCTTGGTCACCACGTCTGAGAACTGTACGTCCTTGGTCGCTATGGTCTGTTGTTCCGCCATGTCACTGCCCCAGCAGAGTGTTGCCCTGCGTTAAGGGAGACAGGATGCTCGCGAGCCCCTGGCCGCCGGTTAGGATGGTGCTGCCGACGCCGCCCTGCCTGGTACGCGTCTGCCGCTGCTTCGTCCTGGCGTTCTTGGACGCATCGCTCACGTTGACGCCTGGCTTCGGCCTTGGAAGGGGATCCGGTACGTCGGGTGCGCTCTTCTTACCCATGTAACACCTCGTCTCGTGTGATGGTCGTGATCACCGCGTCTACCAGCATGCCGTGCACCCTGGCCCCCGAGGGGATCACTCCCTGGTCTTTGAATCCAACGCGCCGCAGGAAGCGCAGCGCGAGCTTGTTGGTGGATGGGGTCAGCCCGAAGAGGCTGTGCCTCCAGGGTCCACCCCGAACAGCGTCTTCCATCGCGAACACCTCGCGGATGAAGTCCTTCCCGATGATCAGTGACTGCTTGCCCCACACCGGGGGGAACAGGCAGAAGTTCACGCCTGCGCTGCCACCGAAGAAGAGGTTCAGCCAGGCGTAGCCCACGGTCGTGCCGTTCATCACGGCGATGAACAGCTCGCCGGTACTGATGGCCTGGGCAAAGTCGTACTGGGTGAGCACGTCGCCCTCATAGAAGACCTGCCCTAAGAGGTCGTAGTCCACGGTCAGCTCGAACAGGTGGATGAGCTGGTCGGCCAGCTCGTCCGCCCGGCTGATGTGCATGATGTCTATCTGTGGCAGGATCTGCTCAGCGATACTTGAGGACATCATAGTCTCCATCTGCCTGTGGGCGCTGGTACGCCGGTATGGGATCCGTCTCCACCTTCTTCCTCACTGAGAACGCGAAGGTCAGTGCGAGCGCGTCGCCAGAGTCGGGGGAGGGCAGGCCTCGTATGTGCTTCATGTCCTTCTTGGGCTCCAGCTTCACCTGGTGCTTGTTGGCTGTGTAGTCGTACTCAGGGCTGACCAGGTCGTCCATCAGCTCCTGGTCCTTGGGGATCACGCCGCCGTCCTCCAGGTACTCGCGCACCTTCCACCACATCTCTGAGCGCTTGTTGAAGAAGCGCTTGGGGTCATCCGCTCCACCCCCGAAGTACACTGGTATGGGTGTGCGCCCGAACTGCCGCAGCCGGTCGACGACTCCTGCTCCTACGCCCGTCACATCGACGAACACTGCATCAGCTTTGTACTCGTCTTCCGCCTCGGCTATGAGGTTGGCAAAGGTCATCGTGTTGGTGGGCAGCTCCCTCCACTTGCCGATGATCTTGAACATCAGCCCCTGGCGCATGCCGATGACGTACTGGTCGTCACCTTCCCAGGCCACGTCGGCTGAGATGATGACTGGGGCGTGGTCGTACATCGCGGGATCCATGTGCTTGCCAGCCTGTCGCTCTACCAGGTCGGAGGGGATGAGCTGTAAGGTGCCTGCCCGTGGGTGGACGCCCTTGACCCGGACCCGGACGAAGTCACTGTCGTCGCCGTAGTCGTCGATCCACTTCTCGATCTGCTCCTTGTTGGTGATGCTCACTGTACGGCTGTCGATCCGCCTGCCCCTCCACCTGTGCCGCAGCTTGGCGAAGCAGTCGTGGAACCTGCCCGAGTTCCTGGTGGGGTTGCCGAAGACTATCCACATGGGCTCACCATCTGTGAGTCCGCCCTCGGCCACCTCCCAGATCTTATCGGGCACCGCGCTCGCCTCGTCGAAGATGTAGAACGACGTTGAGTCGATGGCATGCTGCCCGGCAAAGGCCTCGCTGTTCTCCTCGGCGCATGTCTGTGCTGAGCAGAACCAGGACTCCTTGTGATCCTTCTGATACATCCTCATGGATCCCCGGCCCGTGGTGATGTTGAACCAGTGTGATGTGATGCAGCGCTTGAGCCACTTAGCGACCTCGGCCCAGGTCTTCGTCTCTAGCTGTGCGCTCGTGTTGGCTGTGACCGTGCCCTTGCAGAAAGGCCTGGTGCTCATGATCCAGCAGACGATGATGGCTGTGAGGGCTGACTTGCCGATGCCGTGACCACTCGCCACAGCCTCCAGGATCGGGGCCACTGCGTTGATGCCGTCGAAGCCTCGCTCGATCACAGCGTCACCCAGGTCGAGCAGGTAATCGCGCTGCCAGTCCTCCAAGGGGTTCTCGGGATCCCGGCCCAGCTCTTCCCACTCGAACGCGTACAGCGCGAACCCGTAAGGATCCGCGTAGAACTTGCCCATGTCCTCCGCCAGCTTCTCGTCCTCAGTCAAAGAAACTGAGGTCTTCCGAAGTGTCATCGACGGCTTCGGTGTCCTGAACGGCTGTCTTACCACCTGTGCGATCTCGTGCCTCCTTGATCCGCTTGGCGAGCGTCACGTCGCCCTTCAGCTCCAGGCTGTCGTTGTACATCCCCTGGATACGCGAAAGCCGGTCAAGAGCTTCTGACCGGCTGTAAAGAGTAACCTCGAAGGTGTCACCGTACTGGCCCTTCTTCTGGACCACCTTCTGTATGAGCTGCGATGGTACGTCCTTCAAATCCTTGACTGTGATCTTGGTGGCATTCATGTCGATGAAGTCAGCCAGGTCAGCGAAGGCGATGGCTGACCAGGCCTCGATGATCCGCTCTGGTGAGAGCCTGACCTTCTGAGCGATGGCCGACACGCGCTCATCGAGCGCAGCCTGGATGTCCTCGCGCTGCATCAACTCCCAGCCCGACTGGGCTGAGTAGTTTTGAGAGAACCCGGCGCGCTTCGCAGCCATGCCAGCGTTGAAGCTCTCCAAGTAGTAGTCAACGAACTCTCGATACTTGCGCTTCAGTCCGTCGTAAACAGTCGTCTCTGACATCCACACACTCCTCGTGATGATACAGTTTATGGATGTTCTAGAAGCCTTTGTCAACCCCTTTTATGAACAAAAACACCTACTTACACCACACAGCGTACAAGTGCCCCTACAACACCGCTAAAATACTTGATAAAAAGGTCACTTTTACACTTGACTGTAGGGACACTACGCGCTACATTTGACACATCGCCACCGACCAACCCCAACCAGGGAGCCCCAAGTGGACTTACATGACTACGATCTGATCATCATCAACAGCTCTGGCGGCAAGGACAGCCAGACTACTCTGCGCCACACATACAACCTAGCCATCACCCAGGACTATCCACTGAACCAGATGATCGTGGTTCACGCTGATCTGCGCCGGGCTGAGTGGAAAGACAGCAAGCACTTCGCACAGCTTCAGGCCGAGCACTACGGACTCAGGTTCGAGTGGATCACCAGGGAGAAGGGCGACCTGATTGATCAGGTGCTGCACCGTGGCATGTGGCCGAGCAGCAAGGCTCGCTTCTGTACCAGCGACCACAAACGTGACCAGCTCAAGAAGATCACAGTAGCTGAGAACAGACGCCTCGACATGGACACCACCAAGATACTGAACGTCATGGGCATGAGGGCTGAAGAGTCACCAGCCAGGGCGAAGAAGAATCCATTCCAGAAGAACAACCGCTACAGCACGAAGACCAGGCACGTTGATGACTGGCTGCCCATCCACGAAATGCTGGAGACCGAGGTCTGGGCCGACATCAAAGAGAGCGGCGTACCTCACCACTGGGCATACGATCTGGGCATGAGCAGACTGAGCTGTGTCTTCTGTATCTTCGCCAGCACCAATGACCTGATGATCGCTGGCCGCCACAACCGAGAGCTGCTCGACCTGTACTGCGAAGTCGAGGAGACCATCGACCACACATTCAAAAACAACATGAAGA